GTACCCCGCCCACGAGCTTGCTACCGTAGCGCTTCGTAAGCGGCTTCAGATCCGCGAGCTTCACGCCCGCCTTGCCCGCTTTCTCGAGCATGGCCCCCACCTTGCCCCGGACGGCGCGCTTGCTGGCCCCCTCGCCGTCAAGGTGGGCGTCTTTGCTGCCCTCGTACTTCTCTTGATCGTAGTAGTATCGCCACTTGCCCGTTTTGCCCTTCACGCGGCGATAATAGGTGCCCCCCGCGGCCTCCGCTTTGCGGAGCTCGTCGACCGTCACGAGCTCCACCCGACTCTTGCGGAGCTTCTCGGCGCGGTACTTGAGAGCCCGCTCGAGCACCGCGGCGCCGAGCTCCCCGGGAGCCTTCCGGTCTCGCATGACCGAATAGACGGCTTGCCGCAGAGCCACCTCGTTGGGCGCCGACTCAATCAGAGGCCCGAGCATGGCCTGCCACGACGCTTCGGCGTCGGGGTCCAGGCCGAGCCCTGCGAACACGTCGCGGAGCCGATAGACGGGCTTGCCCGTGTCTAGGAGCCGCGCCACCGTCGCCGGCTGGGCCGGGCGATACGCCTCCGCGAGCTCCCGCAAGCGCCGTCGATCTGGCACTTGGCCCCCCTGGCGCACTTGGATGAAATAGCGCCCGCGGCCGGGCCCATAAAGCGACTTGGCGAGCTCGCCGCCGTCGAGGCTCTTGTTGACCGTCATGCGCTTGAAGATCCCGACCACATAGGCCCAGTCGCCAGCATGCCCCTCTTCTTCGGCGCGCTTCTTCGCGCGCTCCCAATATTTCTCGAGCCCAGGCTTGACTAGGTTCGCAGGCATCGTTCCCCCCAATTCGGCGCAGAATGGCCCGTCACGCGCCGCAGACGTGGATCAGTATCGCATGAGCCCGGCCACCCTCGGGGCGCCGAATATGGGGCCTCCAGGGCGCCCTACGGCCATCGTTGCGGAGTCGTAAAGGTTGGCAACGGGGGGATCGTCACTCCCCCCGTTGCCTTTGCCGCTAGAAGCAGCAAACTCCCCCCCATCCGAAGACTGCTCACCGTCGCTTTCGTCGTCGACTTGCCCAGTGAGCTCGGCAAGCAAGCGCTCTTGCGACTCGCGATCCAAGGGCACATCGTCGCCGAAGTCAAACGAAAAGCCCCCGGCCCGTATCGCTTGATCACAGATCCAACAGCCCATTACGGTGTCGTCGTGCGTGCCCACGCTTTGCAGTTTGCCATCCTGAAAAGTGAAGGCTCGCATTTCCTCGATCCAGACGTTGGTGAGCTCCACACTGCGCCGGTCGCCTCGTGGTATCCGAAACTTGCCGTTTTCGAGCAAGACGCGAAGACTCGGCACGCCCTTGTCGAGAGTGTTTTTCGCTGCCCCGGTCGTGAATTGCTTAATCGGTAGGTCGGTCGTGCGGATCAATTCGTCGCCGAAGATCCGTTGCATCTGATTCGCTTCGAGGAAAACAAGCGCGGGCTCGTACTTGCGGCCAAGCTCGTTGATCTTGGATAGCTGCGCCTGATACGCGAGCCCCTTCTCGCGGTACAAGTCGATCAGCCACCGATTGCCAAAGCGGTCTCGGCCCATAACCCAGATCACCGTGTAGTCGGCTTGCACTGAGCTCGAGATTGCGAAGTCGACGCCCATGTACGGCGTGACGCCGAGCTCGCGCCAGACTTCGAGCGGCATGCCAAGCGTCATGGTCGGTTGCTCGATAGGCTCGCCCCGAAACAAATACAAGGGGAACAAGCTCATATCGTCGGACACCGGATCGACCATGAACTCCCGCGCGAAGCGGATCTCGCCGATCTCGCGCTTCTTGCGCCGAAGCTGCTCTTCGCTGTAGCGCTCGGGCCATAGCGGTCGGCCCTCGGGATTCAACGCCGGGAAACGCGCGAAGTGATACTCGGGATTTTCGCTCAGGTCGCCATACAGGTCGGCGACGTGAAAGGGCGTGCCCACAACGATGATCTGCCCATCAGGCGTAACCATGTTCGCAATGGCCGTGTGGAAGTATTCGATCTGCTTCCCACGCACGAGGTCACTGTAGACCGTCTCATCGTTCAGTGAGTCATCGACAACGATGTAAACCGGGTGCGCGCCGCGGACGCGCGTGCCGTAGCCGCGAGCATAGATCTTGTGGCCGTTGTTGAGCTCGATCAGCGTCGAGCTCCACCGCTTGCGGCTGCCCGGGGGCGGCACGAGGTATTGCAGCCGCGGGTTTGTCTCGAACTCGAGCTTGATGTCGGCGAGAATGCGGATCGCTTGCTCTTTGGTGGCCGAGAAAATGAAGCCCGACTTGTTGGGGTGCCGCCACGCTTGCCATATCGGATAGGCGAAGTCGTA